GTTTCTGGAATGCGGCAGGTGAAACGCTGCCAGCGACAGCAGGTGTGCTGCGCGGCGCTGAGATTTCTCAGGCGACAATCTTGCCAGCGCTTCGTCTGGTTGATGATTGGTCATTCAGCGTCAACATCGACGGCACCGATCACGAAGTTACAGGGATTGACGGCACAAAGGCCGCTACCCTGGCTGATGTGATTGCCCAGATTCAGGAGGAAATCACTCCGACGGTGGCGACAGTATCGTTTGACGGCACACGCATTACCTTCACGAGCCCCACAACCGGCGCAGCTTCAGCCGTTGATTATCCAGAGCCTTCAGCAACAGGCACTTTCATTGGTGACATTCTGTCAATCGCTGCCGGTTCTGGCGCAGCTAAAATTGACGGCAAAGCATCAACGCAAGTCGCTCCAGAATCGCAGCTTGAGGCGCTCAGCGCACTGAAAGCTCTGGTGAACATCAAGGGCGCAGGTTTCATCGATAAAATCCTCGACGCGCAGGTTCCGCTGATCGCGTCATGGGCGAAGGCGAATGCAGTTATCGTCTATGAAACGTTCACGGGTGATGAAGCGCTAGAGGTCGACCCAGCAAATTCAGTTTGGGCTGTGACGCTCGCAAGCCAGAGCAATTTCCGCATGCTTTACAGCAGGGCTGGTAACCGCAAGCTGGCAGTCAGCTACATGGCGCGAACTCATACCGTGAACTTCAACGGCGAGCGCACGGCGATCACGCTGAACCTGAAAACGCTGAACGTTCCTGCTGAGGATTACTCTCAGACTGAAATCGACAAAGCCAAGCGTGTCGGCCTCGATATCTACACCACCATCAAAGACGTTCCGGTTGTGCTCTCAAGCGGCGCTAACGACTTTGTGGACAACGTTTACAATCTGATGGCTTACGTGGATGCGGTGCAGACTGACTCGTTCAACCTGCTGAAAACCACGCCAACCAAAGTGCCTCAGACTTACTACGGCGTCGACCAGCTTGAAGATTGCGCAGAGAAGACTACGCGCGGATTTGTGCGTGCTGGCGTGTTCAGCCCCGGCACATGGACGCTTCCTGATTTCTTTGGCGATCGTGACATGTTCCTGCGCAACATCGAGCAGAACGGCTTCTACGTGTTGGCAGGAGACCTAGCGGACCAGTCGACCGCTGACCGACAGGAGCGCAAATCACCGGTGGTTCAGATTGCGGTAAAAAATGCCGGCGCCATCCACAGTGAAGACATCATTATCAACTTCAATAAATAAGGGGCGGTAAATGTCTCAGATTGTTATTAGTGCAGATACCGCCACGATTGTCCTTAACGGACGAATCATCACGGACATCGCAGCGGGAGACTATGTCACGCTGACACCATCAAATGCCCTGACAAGTCGCGCCAACAGCTCTCAAAACGGTGTGACCATCTCCAAACGAGTTGATGCCGGTGTGCATGTAATGGTTTTGCGGGTTCAGAAGTTTTCCAATGACGACGTATGGCTGAATCAGCAGCGAAACGCCAACATCCCAGTGGTGTTTAATGGCTCTATCAAAGAGTCGTTTGTGCGAGACGGTGCAGCGTTGAAAGAAACCTACGACCTGCAGGTTGGATCGATTACCACTCAGCCTACCCAAACCAAAAACAACCAGGACGCAAATGCGCTCATGGAGTACACCATCGAGCTTCGCAACGTCGTGCGCAACGTATAAGGCTAACCATGTCCACTGAAAAGCAGAAGAAGGCGCTTGAGATGATCAAGGCCGTCTATGACGACGGCTACGCTGAAATCAACGGCAACCGTTACGACTTCGCCAAAATGACGCATAAAAAGCGCCGCAAGGTGTTTGCGTTCTTCACGGGTATCGCGAGCGAAATGACGCGCCAGTCAATGGAGTTCCTCGACACCGAGCGCTTCGAAGAGATTGAGCGCGTAATGTTCGACTATATCCTGTTCGACGGCGTTCAGCTCTCTAAGCAGCCTGACCACTTCGAAGAGTATACGGGCGATTACATCATGCTCATCACTACGGCGCTGCAGGTTATCAGTTTGCCTTTTATGGCCGGGAGCAATATGAACTCACATTCAGAAGCTCCAGAAGTGCAGAAGTTTACGTTAAATCCTCGAACATAAGCGATGACATGAGCATGTACCTGGCGCTATCGAAGGCCGGGTACGGCTCGTATAAAGAGCTGACTGAGCTGGACACGCCAGAGCTGTTCGACATGCTCGAATTTGAAAATATCAGCGCTGATATCCAGCACTACCAGATGGAGCAGGCTAAGCATGGCAATAGTTAACGAGCTAATCACTAAATTCGGGTTCGTTGGCGACCT